CCAACCGCTTGATCTCTTTCATGTCGGTTGTATTGACCCTGATGAATCCGTATTCCTCAGGGGCATGGTCGTATGTGAAAGGGATCATATACTGACGTTCTATCTTCATCATTTATTTATATTGGGAAGACCGAAGCCTCCCCAATACCTTATGCAGCGTCTGCCATTTCGACAGCAAGCTCGAGAGCCTTTGTCTTGAGGTTCTTATTAGCACCATACCAAGCAGAAGTCAAGCGAGAGTCAACCGATCGCCCAATGATGTGATCGGTCATGTACGTGACAGTGTTAAATGCCTGCCACCAGGTTCCTTCACCCAGCTCTGCACCAGGCTGTTCAAACAGAGCTTCTTCAAGCGCATATGTTGCAGACTTGGAAAGCTCCTTGCGAGCCTTGTCCTTCTGAGTCAGGACAGGGAAGATGCGATTGAAGTAGTCGGTCACCGACTCGTTCGTGAAGCGCTTCTTGGAAAGGTATTCAGCCATTTCTTTGTACTGCTCGAGCTTGTGCTTAGCAACACCAAGAGTTTCCTTGACCAGGTCACCATCGAACTCACGGCGGTGAGAAACCTTAACCATGTTCTTCGACTTGGTGTTGAGCGAGAGGGTCAGAGTGTTGTTGCACACAACACGGATCGGAGTGAACCGAACGTCGATCGAAGCACCATACTTATGTGGGTTGGTGAAGTGCAGATACGCATCTACCTTATCACGTCCACCGAACAATTCGAACGAATCTTGAACCTTAGCAAGAGCCCAGACGATCGAGCCGTCCTTGAGCGAACCAGCAGTCTCCATCGTCATGTCGCCAGCAGCAACAAAGTCGTTGAAGAACTCGAATGCATCTTGATTCTGCATTGGGTTCCAGTCGTCTGTAATCACGTCGAGTACGCGATTATCAGTGTTACGGATCAGAGCCGAGTGACCGGTCTCGATCTGAGTGCCATCTGCAAGAGTAGCAATAGCAGGGATAGCTTCGACAGTCCAGTCGAGACCAGCTGCCTTGAGCATCTGCTCAGGAGTCAGGTCGTTCGAGACCTTAACACCAAGACCGTGCCAAGGCACATCCCCAGCATATGCCATTTGAGCCTGACCATTAACGATTTCTAATTCATGTGCCATAATATAACTTTCCTTTTCTCTTTCAATATAACCCTTATCGGGCATTTTCACAATAAAGTCAACAGAATTCATCCACTGGCATAACATAATCATCAGCGACCAACAGATCGTGAACATACTGTGCATGTTTGCACTTGCCACGAATCTGACCAGCAGAGCAGTTGCATGTAAAGCCGTAGTCGGTCATAGTGACCTTGTACACTTCACCCGTACGAGCCGATGTGATTGGCCAGACCTGATCGACCAGGTGATGGCCCCTAAAATTCATATCGGAGAATGTCTGAGTACGCATTACTTAAACCATACCGTAGATGCGAACCCACCCCAGACCAAAAGAATAATGCCAGTTAGTAGTTGCAACACGAACTGAAGCGGTGACATAGGATCACCAGCGACACAGTCAGCAGCAGCGCGACATTCATAGTAGAAGTCGTCGCTACCAGCAGTTCCAATGATCAGAAAGAAACCAACCAAAGCAGCGATAACACCAATAATTTTCATAACCATTCCTTTCACTCTATATCTTCTTATAGGCCTTTTTTCATAAAAAGGCAACAGTTATTTTAAAAAGAACGCTCATAATCATTACGATCAGCATCTGCTTCGTAATCGCGAGTCTGAGTCTCGATGTAGTAATCACGAAACTCTTCGTACAGGTAACCCTGTTCCGAAGCGATGATCAGGTCATCACCGTTACCGATGTGACGCTCACCCTGAGAGTTTTCCATGATGTACTCCATGTACATGGTTTCGACATTGTAATCTGTGTCGATCAGAGCATCAAATTCTTCGTAAGTCATTCTGTATTCCTTTTCAAACCTTATATACCCTTATCCGGTCTTTTTCATAAAAAGGCAACAGTTATTACGAAAAAAAAGAGGCCGAAGCCTCTTAATTTTCTAACCTTGTATCCGCAACTACCGTTCGGTGGAGAAGAAGAATGTCTGGATTAACCTACCATCGAGGAAGTTTGATCCGAAGTAGTCGACTGATGCATGGAACAGATCCCCTCTGTAGAGGACTAGGCGATTGTACACATTGCCAATCTGATCTGTCACTTCCCACTTCGTGTAGTCGTACGATTCGTACTCCTCACCTAGGTCTGTTGTGTGACCCGTATACTTGTGTCTATACAGTGCTGTGCCGCCTGAGAGAGGTGCATCAGGAGTCAGATACAGAACGCCTGCCCACGAGTTGTTGACGTCTGCGTGGATCCATGTTCTATCCTGAGCTGTGCAGAGCTGGAAGCATCCACTATATTGCTCACCCCAGTCCACGATAGCCCCTGCATGTGGCTCGATAAGATTTTGTATACCCTGCTTCGTGTCATCATTGAGGAAAGGAACCGTTCTATCCCCAGGATAGTTTCCTGTTACCGAGAAGTCCTGTGAGAGAGCAAACTCTCGCACTTCATCGGGATTGTTGTAGAAGTTGTCTACGATTATGGTATTAACGAGCATGGAATTCCTGACACATTTTCATTGCTTTCTCAATCCAGTTAGAGGCGTGCTCTTCAAAGATCTGAGGTTCGGGTGAGTCTTCTACAGCAATGGCAATGACCAACTTGGGGTGATAAAGTCCAGTCATCTCATAGAACATGTAGGAGTACATTGTAGCCTGTAGGAAGTAGTTTTCGATCCACTCCTTACGCTTGGGCTTTGTCGATGTCTTGAAGTCGATGATAGCAGGCTCACCCTTGTAGGATGCGATGAGGTCGACAGACCCTGCAATCTTGAGCTTGTGAGAGAACAGCTGACCTTCTGATGAGCGAACATCATTGACGTGCTCTTTGAGAAACTCTGCAATCTGATTGTACATCGTCATGTTCAGAGGCATCGTATCAGCGAAGTCAATATCTTCATTCAGCACGAGCTTCTCTAGAAGAGTATGAACAGCAGTCCCTCTACGAGTGGCTCTACCAGACACACGGTTGGCTTCTTCTTCGCCTACACGCTTACGCCATTCCAAAATAGCAGTCTTATCCGACATCTCAGATAACACTGTAGTCACAGACGGATACTTGTTGCCATCCGGTGTCTGGTAAAATCGTTGCTCGCCATCGATGCGAACGAGCTGGGGTAATTCAATTATATCATTTCTAAACATAATACCCTTATACACGCTTTTCAAAAAAAGTCAACAGTTAAATTACATCAATGCCAAGTTTTTCTCGAGTGATGATATATTCTTTGACCAGGGATGATCTGACGATATCATCTGGCTGGAAGTCCACAAACTCGAAGGAAGACATGCGCTCGATGATCTTCATAAACTTCTTGACGCCCGACTCTTCCTTGAAACGTTCGGATGAGAGGTCATCCTGTCTGAAGTCCCCGCAGAAGATGAACTTACAATTGTCACCAGCTCTGGTGATGATCGAGTGTAGCTCCATATCGGACATGTTCTGGCACTCATCGACAATCACATAACAATCGGAAAGTGTGATCCCTCTGATAAACGATGTCGAAACAAACTCAACGATGTTCTTCTGCTTTAGGATGTCGTAGGCATCGCCTCGCTCGTACAGCTCTGTTGAGATAGCATAGTATGGAGCTTCATAGACCTTCATCTTATCCTTATGGCTACCAGGCAGGAAGCCCATGTCCCTTGTAGGAACCACTGAGCGTACTACATAGAGTTTATTCTGTTCGGATTGTTGTTTGTGAAGGTTGTTGAGGGCAAGATAGAATGCGATGAATGTCTTGCCTGTTCCTGCAGTGCCGTGGAGGAACAAATGTTTGTCGTTATAGAACGCATCGAAGACCTTTTGTTGATTGTCTGTAATAGGCTTGATACGTTTGATGTTAAATGATGGTGTTACTTGTAAACTCTGTGTTCCTTGCTGTCTTATTAGTCGCTTTTCTCGCTTAGTTAGACGAGGCTGGGGGTCTGCGATCATTAGCATAGTTGCTCTTCTTTGTTCGAGTGAATCACCGGAGCATAACTAAGAGGGTTATTTTTTAAGAAGCTGTCTCTCCTGTTGGCGAACAACAGCTTCGCGAGTCTTGGCTGCCTTTATTCCTTTGTCTCCGTACTTGTCAGCAAGAGGAGATGTTGGGTTGGCCGTAGCAATGCGCGACATCATGTCTGTGAAACCTGAGTCGTTCTTATGAGTAACACCTGCGATACCAGATATAATAGCAGGCGCAGTAATCACCTGCTCGATGTTCGAGTCTTTGAGCTTCTCTTCACGACCAGAGAAGGAAAGAAACTCTTCCCACTCTTCGCCAGTAGTCTTGTCTCGAAATTCATAGATTGGCATTAGGAGTATTCATCCTCTAGGTCAGACAGCCATGATGCATCTCGTTGCTTCAAAGCTGACTGAATTTTCTTTTCGCTGATCTTTTCGAAGCGATCTGATCGCTGCCTATAAGAATCATCGTACTCGTTGTATTCTTTAAACTTCTTGAACTTCTTCATCTTCAACTAGTCCTGGAAATGCCTTGGCGATTACCGATTTAGTCAGACCCTTGTAGGGCAGCTTCTTCTCTTTCATTGCGAGTAGAATCTTCGCATCCTCAGGATGTACAGACTCTAGCATCTCAACGAAAAGAGTTTCACGTCTTAGGTTGGTCAATGGTGGACCACCTTCACAGAACAAATACAAACGCTTTGTTTCCCCATAGAGGAAGTTCTCTGCGTTTACTGGATCGCAGGGCTTGAATGGAGGTTCGCCAGGAGGAAGATTCCACTTGACTCCCTCATAGTATGCCCCTGCCAAGATAGTCTTGAGAACGTTGTTGTCCTCATGCTGTCTTAGACTCTCGATCTTCTCTTTCTCGGTCTTCTTCTCAGAAGCCTCTTGGAGGATTTCAAAAATAGCTTTTTGCATTAAAAATCACCTATCGATTCAAATAAATTCTT